CCTTCTCTACTGCCGCGACATACAGGTTAGAGTAGAAATCATCGCCCCCGGTATCCGCCATGGGTACACCCAGATCATCGATCTGAGTCGGTAATTCGTTATATGATTTACTCGACGGAGTACCGACCCAACCGCCCTGTAATTTCAGAGGTGACCCGGTACGTCCAATCATGTCGGCTATAGTATGCGCTGCGGCTACGATACCTTTGCGCCCCGGCTCAGATAACAGTGCGCCAAATGGGCCGGTGAACATAGCGGTCATCACAGCGCCTTGCTGTGCTGCAGACCAGATTTTCTCCCAGTCACGCTCACCGGATACTGTCTGCTTGGTAGCCTCTTCGGCGCCAATGAACGCACCCCCTTCAACCGCGCCGAGGGTAGCGCCCACCGCGGTACCTGTGGCAATTTTACGCCCTTTGGTTTTCATCAGCATATTGATCAGTGCCCGGGTAGCGCCCACCTTACCGGCCTGTTTGAACAGCTGGGTACCAACACCACCGCCTATCAGGTACAGCGGCGCGTCTTTGATCAATCCAGTCACTGTGCCCTGTACAATATCCATGGACCACGGGCTGACTCGCTCGTAGGTGGACAGCATGTACACGTAAGCATTCTGCACGTCTTCCGGCATATCACCGGATTCAACCGCACGCCAAACATCGGCCATTTTCCACATGCTACCGTACAGAGCAGCCATTTCTTCCAGCCCGTCTTCGGCCAATGTGACATCGTCCACTTCAAACTCAAAGTACTCGGCGAGTGTCTTCGACGCCTCGAGCCACTCCTTGTCACCCTTGAGATCTTCGAGCGTCAGATCCTCCTGATCAGATATTTTTTCAGTGGGTTCTGGTTCAGGAATGGTGCGCAGATGATCCGCAATAACCTGCGTATTGGCCACCGCCGCGAGCGTATCGAATGTCTGTGCAATCATTTCAGGTGGGTGACCAGTATCGAAGTCCTGCCGGGTTCCCCCGTTCTGAATATGCTCGATTGCCAGTGGTATCAAACCGTCATAATCTGACGGTGGTGGACCCTCCTGCGTATTCGTGTAACTGTTGGCGATACGTTTGTGCCCTTCCGCACCGTAGCCGTTAGGGTCGTATCGCTTCTCCATCACCTGCCCGTCAGATACCCGACGACCAGCAAAATATCGATCCTTGGCGTACTTGTTAGGCAGGTTAACGCCACCGCCTTCGACCTCTTCAAACGAAGCACCCTCGCGATCTGCGCCTACATAATCGTACTGCTCCATGGAGGGGCCTTGTATCAGTAAGCCAGATTTTTTCAGGCGATCCTGCAGGCCGGCCTGAGCTTCATTATCTTTAGCGTCCTGTTCAGCTTGCGCAGCACCATCCATTTGCTGGGAAATGTTCAGATCACTTGTCATTGAAAAGTATCCTCGGTATAACCGCTTCCACCACCGCCACTAGACTGCGCAGGAGATGAATCAAAAGTCATATACTCCAGTGAACGCCTGATATTTTCCCAGTCAGCGCCACTTAATTTACGGTTTAAAAAATCCACTCGAGCTGCGTTAAGCACCGCACCAACTGTCATGGGTGCGTCCTGTACCCCACCGGGTGGCGCTATCAATCCCTGTATCATATGACCATATTGCGGGTACTGGGTTGACAACCTGTTGTGCAGCTCCTTGACATAAATTTCAGCGGTAAACCGCTGTGCATTTCTGGCGATAAATTCTTCTGGCTCGGCATCTACCCCGGCGCGATTCATGTAATCCTGCAGGGCTATCGTGAATGCGGCGTAGGCCTGTCCAGCCGGATAAGGGCCTTCTATCATTTTGCTGATTGCATCACTGTAACCGGTTAAGGATTTGATTGTCTTGGCAGCGATACTGTAGCGTTGACCGCCTTTGCCCAGTGCTCGATCTTCAGCGTCATCCAGCTCGGTCATCAGCGTGCCAAAATCTTCACCGGTCAGTGTTTTAGCCACCGGACCGTTCTCACCGACACCGGTGAACTGGGCCAGCAGACTCTTGCGCAGAGAAACTACACGCTCTGTAATCGGTTGCTGGTTGTCCGTGGCGAAACGTAACGCTGTGATTTCACCAGTCATCCGGTCGACTACTCCGGGCGTACTTACTAACGGTACCGGTGTATTCAACGCGGTTCGCAAGGTATTGAGTTGACCGCCAGTGACGTCATCATTAGCAGCCATAGCCACCAGCATTTTCTTAGTCAGTTTCCCCTGTACCAGTAGGCCTTGAGCCTTGAGATAATTAACTCCGTACTTACGTTGATCTACCTTGTACAGATACTCTTGACGCTGATCGGATATTTTGATCATGCCGATATGTTGTTCCGGGCTGAGTCTGGATTGATCGACAAAATCATCTGCAGCATCCACCGCGGCCTGTGTGTTTGCGTCTGAGTACATCCGCGTGGCCTGCAGTTTATCAATAGAGGCTCCGACTGCTGCCAGTTTTTCCCCGGCTACATCAGGTGTCCAGACACCGGTTTGTTCAGCCTGTACGATAACTCGATACGCTTCGCCTTCATCCAAAGATGACAAGGCCTGTGTTAGTTGTAGCTCAGCTCGAGCAGCCAGATGTTCCAGCCGCTGGGTGATGTGCGTGTTCACCGCGGTGGCGCCACCCGTGGCCCATACGCCATCCATGGCCCGGTTGTACGCGGCCTGAGTACGATCAGTATCGTTGTGCTCGCTAAGTGCTGAAAGAGAAGCTTCACTGGTGCGTTTGTAATGCGCCTCGGTGGCTTCTATAGCGATCTCGTAAGTATCGACCAGACCACTTTCTAAGCCGTTCATGTCAGCGTAATTTTCAGCAACCGTGCGCACGCTTTCAGGTATATCATCTCGGCCCAGATCGATAACCCGGGTGTTAATCAGGAATTGATCCAGCTCAGCCGATGATTTTTTATCCTCAGCGATGCGCTCTGACAGGGTCAGATTAGCATCAGCGACACCTGAAGCCAGCGCCACTTTAGCCATGGCGTTACCCGCGGTAGTAACCGCGTTTGCCCACGCCGTACTCGCACGCGCTTCAGCGGATCCAATAGCGATTGGCGCGTTGACATCGGGTCTGCCCAGAGACTGGACACCAAACTGTGCTTCATCAGGAAGTCGCATTTACGTCCACCAGTTTGCTTGGCTACCTAAACTATAAGTATCGGCTGCGCCGGCTAAGCCGGCTCCAATTCCACCGGCCAGCGAGGCTTCTGCATTAGCACGTCCTATCGCCGCCGCGTTTTGCCCACCTTGTATAGCCAGTCTGGCTCTCGATTCACCTGCCTTTTCCATCCACGCAATCTGGCGGTCATGTTCTTCCGCCATGTCATCGATACCCGCGTATAACCCACCGGAACTGACACCAGATGCTCCCGCTCGAGCACGACTCTCGGATTCTATATCAGCTGCCTCTTCACGCGCCCTGCGAACTTCTTCACGAGATTCATCTTCGATCATGGCCGCTTCTTGTCGGCCCAACTCTTCTGCTGCGGCTGCTTGTTCGCGTTGCGCATCGGCAGCTTCCATGCCGGAGTACACAGCGTACCCGGCAGTTACGATTGACACTACTGCTGCTACTGCTGCCATTTGTCTAACCTCTTTTCATAAATTTTTTCAATCTGAACATAGCCTGCTCGCTCCAGTATCGGACTGAAATCGAATTTCAACTTAACGTGATGCGCGACCACGTGCACACCAAAATCATACAACTCTTTATCGGCAAAATTAATTAAGCCTACACCAGCCATCACACCGCGCCGACCCGGGTGTATGAATAGCACATCCTGATTGGCCTGCATCACCCCGGTATAATGCATGTGTGGGTGCACGGCATAAACCGCGTAACCTAACAGCTTATCCTTATCCCGGGCTGTGTACACTTTTAGCTGATTCCGTCCTGCCAAAATAAAATATCCACCCCAATTAGGTTCCAGTACCCAATCGTCATAAGCACACAGTTCCTGCTTGTGCATGTCCATCAGAGCTGAGGCTTCAGCGACCAGTTCTTTCGTCAATTTTTCTTCAGCGTAATCCATTAAAAATGTCCACCGGCGGCACCCTGACCCGGACCACCTACGCCACCCGGACCACCTATGCCAGCTGAACCTCCGTTGCCACCACCACCTCTATCTTCGCGAGGGGTTCTTGTCTTGAGAGCTGTCGTTCTCGCTGTCAATCCTAACCCTTCCTGCTCACCGAAGTATTCTATGTAAGCGTCACTGTACCCGAACTCCTGCCCTAGAAATTCGTCAGCGGTTAACGCTTGAAATTCTGTCGCGCCAATCTCCAAATCCGCGTACCAATTAGCAGGCTGACCGGCCCACACACCTGTATACGACCGATCCGGTATTTCACCTTCCTTGGTTTGTTTCATCTTAGGTGCTCTCGATATCATCGAGCGTTGCTGATAACTAGTTTTAGCTTCTCCCACGTATCGATCTAGGATACCCTGAGTAGCACCGCTAGCAATGCGCTCTTTCGCAAGCTCATAATCAGATTCAATTTTACTAATCTGGGCGTTGTATGCTTCAGATCCTGTCTTGACACCTCCCGCACCGAGGCGCGCCTTGGTACTCGATAAGGTGCGGTTGTAACTCACATCCTCGTCAATGCGCCACTGCTGAACTGTCTCCCAGTGATCCTGCATAATTTGTTGTTCTTCCATCGTAGCCATAGCTAAGTAACCTCTTGCGGTAATTCTCCGCCGATAAATGCGATAGTACAAGGTAACGGTAGATCTTGTTCAATTGTCACAATAGCTGATTCGGACCAACCAAGTTCATGGATCGAAACCTGACCTGTCACAAAAGGTTCAGCCTCACCCATCGGTGTTACCGGGTGCCGGGTCGGCACTCGCTTACCGTTGATCAACGGCGCGGCTGAATCTAGTAAACCGATGATCAGTTTATTGAATCGTTTAATGTACGCTAAACTTGAACCAGTCGGTGAGCCTTGCTCCATTGGCAAGGTAACCAACTTGGGGATGTACTGCAAACCTACGTGAGCGTGGGTGACTTCAGTTGTTAAAGTGACCTCACCGCTTACTACTACCTGATCAGGCTGTATCGCACCATCAGCCAAGATCTGCACGGTCTGTCCTTCGAGATGATCGAGACCATCTACTATCGTAAACGGCACCTCATCGGTTTGTTCCACATAAGCATCCAGATAATGCGGGTGCTCTGAGAAGATAGCTTCGATATCAATGAACCCGTCTACACGTTTTATCGCTGCTCCTATTATCGAAATTCCTTCTAACGGCCCAGTAGTAAAATCTAAAAATTCGCCCTGAGTCGAGTGGCGATGCCACCCCCATATTTGTTCTCCACGTTCGTAAGTCAACCACGTAGAGGTGCCGTCATCCAGCGCCATCACTAATAGATTATCTGGATTCTGTGCCCACGCCAGATCCTTTATCTTCGCTGCAGTAATATGCTGGGAGAAAAATGTAATGTCCCGAGACAGCCAGTTGTTCGCTGTCCACTCGTATTGCATGGCGCGCAGTTTAGTTCGATCGGGGGATACATAGAACACCTGATCGCCCACCTGTCGGGGTTGCACGTGCGCTGATCCGTAGCTGGACTGACGCTCCACATGGTGATCAGTGGGTGTCAAAACACCTGCTTCAGCGGTGATAATGTACTCACCATTGATCGTGCCCAGCAGCAAATTCTTGGTGCCTAATATCCACTGGATTAAACCAAACGTGCTTAAGGTGGCAGAGAAAGAATCATCATCAGCCACACCCGCGGTAAAGTCCTCGATATCTGGAGCTGACTTACTGGCCCAGAAAGTCTGGGGATCCGCAGGCGCGCCACCTAACCACAAGCGACCCTGAAAAATATCACCGCAAGAAGGAAAACTACCGCTAGCCCATTCAGCTGGAGGGGCAGTAAAAACTACCGGATCAATAAAAGTGAATACGCCGGCGGCATCTACATGAAGCTTGGTGGGAAAATGATTAGGGTGCAAGATATAGAGATCTGATCCATCAGGTGAAGGAACGAAATACAAATCATCCACCTCGTGCTCCAGATAAGGCGTCACAAAAGTTACCCCTGTTTGATCATCAGCAGCGTAAATAGAATTTATGACCACGTCATCAACATCAGCCGTTATGGTAATCGTGAACGCGGTACCGGGGATAGAGATTTCAGCCTCGTGGAATTGTGCCGAAGTCGTAAGATCGAAATAGGTATTGTCATCGGGTCCGGTACCGCACTGAATCCGGTATAGTGATTCACCATTTGTTGTCACACTCACAAACTGGGTACCACTCGCTGCTGTGGTAATAGCCTGTGAAATCTGTACCGACCCGTTACCGGGTTCCATGGAACAGTGATCCGGGGTAAAGGAAATGGCAGCGTTAGCGGTCAACACATCAGGCCATGCTGCGCCATCATTATCGAAACGAGGTTCGACAACAAAATTCACCAGCGGGGGAGTGCCTATTATTCCTTGAATAGCTACCAACTCATCGAGAAACACCAGTAAAACTGATGAAGTATTCGGAGCGTCAAAGAACTCTATCTTGGCGGTGTTACCCGTGTACCGCTCACTGAACCGAAAACCACTACGAGAAACTGCAGGACCTCTCGGATCTGCAATGAAGTTTTCCATGGTGCTAACGCCTTGCTGGTATCCCTGTAGGCTGCGTTGACCCAGTAGTCTGGGTGAGATCTCACCAGCGGCGAAGCTCTCTTGAAGTGTCGTAACCTTTGGCATGCATTACACCACCGGGCCAGCAGCTTTAGGCCCACTCGACAAGCGCGCTCTTTCCATAAATCGGCTACGAATACGCTGGGACTTACCTTGTTGATTGTCTCGAGCAGCAGCTTCTTTCAACTTGGCCAAGTACAACTGGTACTTGGTGGTTTCCAAATTGATATTCTGCGTTAATGGGATAGCCATATCCGCGGCGAGACGTGCTGCCAGCGCCTGTATGAATAGAGGTGAAAATTTAGAAGTATCGGTGACCTGCTTAATTATTTTAACTTTGCAGACCGACTCATTGATCAGTATCGCGTTCGACTCCAACCGCCAATCCCGTGTGTCATCAGACGCTTTGATTTTGTTGACCTCGAGAACATGCAAGGTAGTAGACGGCAAGGGGTAACGGTTCGTATACCGAAACGTGGGATCGGGTACGCCCTTGGGGAGTTCCAACCGCTCGATTGCGAAGGTCCAGTCATGGGCTTCAAGAACCGCATCCCGAAGATCCGCGTAAAGTGCTTTACAAAGGATGGCTTCGGTAGTGTCATCGTCCAGTGAGATGATCGTTTTGGCGCCATCTTGAATCAGCGCCTTGTTGCAGATCGCAACTTCTGTAGCCATGTTTCACCTCAATAGCGGGGCATTCTACTCGGCTTCGGCTTGCGCTTTGCTTTTCTTTTTGCCACGGGTTACCTGTTTTTTAGGTTCAGTTTCTGCAGGTGCTTCTACTGCTGCTTCTGCAGCTGAATCTTCTACTGCATCTGCTTTTACTTTCGCTGCTTTTACTGCTTTCTCTGCAGCCCCGGGAATGAATCTTCGAACTTCAGCTTCCGGGTACTTCCTGCTCATGTACTGAATAATTTCCTTATCAGAAGATCCTGTTCGCTGCATCGATTTAATTTTGTAAACGTCACCGTTTCTCATATTAAGTTCCAGTGTTATCTTCGCGATCATTCACGGCATAGGGTTGGGTCAGTGCTCCATTCGCCGCTGCTGGTGCCGCGTGGCCCAGTACCTGTGTCGACAAATCCGCGATCAATACCTGATCATGTGAATCGATTAACAGGCCTGCGGTATCGAAGGTACGAAAAATAAGTCCGGTGTGCCGGGTGTGGCTATAGCCTATGTTCATGCTGTTACGCACTGAAATTGCTGCCATAACTTGTCTCCAAAAAGGGTGGAGGGTTCGAGGCTTACACCCCTCGCCCCCCAACCACGAGCTGGTTTAAGTGACCGTATCAGCTAACTTGGCGTGTACGATATGCTCGTCTTCGACACGGACCGCGTCCATGTTAAGCATCAGGTAGCACTGCCATGCAAACGACATGTCGGGACGCTCAGCGACCCTCGATGTGATATCCCCGGCAACGTGCAGGCCAATCGCTTTCTTGGTGAAAGCAAAACAATCGAGCTGGTCGGCTGTAGGAACATTCAAACGGTTACTGATAATCCAGTTAAAACCCAGAAAATCGGGCAGGTAGCCGGTGGCTAGTGCCTGTCTGGTCTGGAAGTCACTGGATGTTACCTCGATCAGCTGGAGCAACTTCCTGCGTTGCTTCGGGCCGATTACAAAGTAACGGGGTTCATCGGGATCGACATCATTCTCGTAGAACAGCTCATCCACTTGAAGGATGAAATCGAGACTGATCTCGCCAGAGTAATCGCCGATAATCTGACCGCCCGGGAAGGCCACCGTACCACCGGCACCATCACCCGCTACCGCAAGGGCCTCGGTAATGATGATGTCATCGATCTGCCTGAGCATATTCATGGTCAGGTTTTCGGTGGAGGCGTTCTTCGGATCGATCAACATCTGAACGATGTTTTCTGGTTCGATGACTTCACCGGTGTCGAACGTACGGATCACCGTATTTCTACGGGTCCACGTCAAACCATCGGTGCTGCCGACTGCACCCGATCCATCACCACCAGAAGGTGACACCATGCGCGCCGCAGTTTTTTCACGTGCGGCGGATGCTGCCAAGCGATCCCAGTTGTGAGTTTCGGATTGTTTGTTAACCTCGGTGACCGCCATTCGCAGGCGCGAGGTTCGTTGTTGCGCGAGCTGTCGGACGTTACTTTCAAACGTCTCGATATACGCCGCGGGGATTGTAATTGCCATTTTGGGTCTCCCAAATGATCTTAATTAATATCATTTTTTAGGAGTAATCACCTTACGGTGGCCCCAGAACGTAAGCTTCGTGGGGGTCGGCTGACCTAATCCACTCGCCCGATAATCGGATACTATGCTTTTTTCTATCCGGCTGCAACTATCCTTTCGTTGTATGCAACTAGTTTAGCTACCAGTCGAGTGTGCTCGGCAGGAGGTAGGCTTTCACTTTGTAGTTTGCGGGTTAGTTCATCGCGCTTAGCAGTCAGTTCATCTTTGGTATCCTGATCTACTGCACCAAGATCATCCTTCAGCGCCGTACCTTCACCACCTATACTGGACGCGATACTGTCCAGCCAGCGCAAACTAGCCGCGTCAACCTTGCCTTCGCTGATCGCCTTGATCAATCCCGCGGGGGCCTTGGTGGACTCAGCGAGACGCTGTGCCCGGGCTACCTTCTGAATATAGGCTTCGCCCCATTCGGTTTTCAAAGTACCGATACCCTCGTCCCGGGTCTTCTCCATCGCGGTAACAAGAGTTCCATCAGCCTCGAGGATCTTACCCATCACCGCGCCGAATTGTTTATCCGTGATTCCCGCTTCGTGTGCGAAGTTGGACATTAGCTCGAAGCGTTCCTTGGGCATGCCGTCGACTTCGCTATACCCACCTGCTTCTTCGGGCCGGCCCATCTTGGTGTAGAACGCGGTAGTGGAATCTTCATCATCGAAATCCGGTTCCATCATGACACCCAGATTGCTGCTGAACAGCTTGTCCCGGAAGGCCTTGATATCATCGCTCGAGGCGTCTTCGCTCGGGATACGAATCATCCCGCCGACCATTTGTTTGGTGTCTATGAAAGCCTTGGCCAGACTATCCGTGTCGGTAAAATCCTGCAGGGCCGGGTTGTCTTTATGTTCCGGGGAAAGTAATTCACTTAGTGGTTGGGGATCCATTACGGGTTAACCTCTGGTTGATGTGGAAGATGACATCCCGACGACCGACCATCCTCTCTAAGGTTGCGTTATCGGTCATCGGGGTGTCGTAAAATTGTCGGCGTAAATCTTTCAGGACGAGCTGACCGCCTCGGGAATTGAACAGCTGCGCATAGGCCTTGTCCATGGCTTTCATATCAGCCATGCCGTGTATGATTTTAGGAGAGTCAGCCGGCTTTGGTGGATTTTTTATCTTACGCTCAGCCACTCTGTGCTACCGCCTTCAGAATCTGCTCGGGATTCGCGCCCATTTCTTTGGCGCCTTTACCCACAGCTTCCATCCCGGCACCCAGCTCCTGCCCAGCCGAAGCGGCCTGCATAAGCTGCTGCTGCTTCTCGCGTTTCTCGCGAACCTGTTTGATCTCTTCTTTGGACTTCATCGCTATCGCCGGGACACCCATCAGGTGCGCCTTGCGCCGTTCGGCCTTATCGATATCGATCAGATCCAGTGCATCCGGGAAGATCTCGGCCATGTTGGCCAGCCCGACTGACCAGCGATCAATCGCCTGTACCTCTTCCATCTTCTGTGCTCGAGGCAGTGGTCCAGTGTACTCGATATCCATTTCACCGATGGTCAGGCCCTCGGGTAATTCAGGAAGCTGCCCTGCCCGGAACATGATATTAAAGCTGCGCTGAACCAGTGGATCCAGCACATCACTTTGTAATCTGCCCAGTGTCGGGCCGATCAATCGCTGGATCATTTCTCGGCGCACGTTGACCTCGGTAGCTGTCATCGCGGGTGACTCTTTCAGCTCGAGCTGGTCTTGGTAGAAGGCCTTTCTGATTGCCTCTTGTAGCCGTTCCAGTTGAATGAAGCTGGTGTCGAATCTGCTTCCCGCTTCGAGCACCCTTATGCCTTCGGTGTCGTTGACGATATTGAGTGAGCCTCGGTCCAGATCGAGATCACCGATAATGGCTGATTCGTTCGCGAGGATGGTCGGGTCGACATTCTTCGCCATGGCCTCGAGCGTAGCCTCGATGAGCTGATTGCAGCTGAGGATATCGGCGAGTGCGACAGTGGTAGGTGAATGCCCCCACCGTGATCCTGCGACCTTACGCCAGCGTCCAACGAAGGCTGGCATCTCGTAATACCCACCTTCTTCACCGAGTGTTTCGTGACCGTTTTTCAATATATACTTGAACCCATATGGGCGCTCTTTTGCCGCAAGGGGTTTGGATGTGTCGGCATTTTTCTTGCTCTCGCGCGGGTAGATAGCGAAGACGACTGTATGCTTGGCGGTCGCTCCGTCAGCAGCCTTGGCCCACTCCTTGACATGATCGGGAAGTAAGTTCCCCCACTTTGTTTCCATCTGCACCGCGGTCATCTGCAGCCTGCGGTACAGGATATGTACGCCCTTCTTGAAATCCTCTTCGAAGAACACCTCGCGAATCGGTATGGCCTGAAAATTAAGTCCCTGCCAGATTAGATCATCTTCGTTTTCCTCGGTCAGGACCGTGGTACCAAAGCCGACCAGATCGGTGTACATCTCGGAGATTTCGATATTGAAATTCGAGTCCTGCAGCGCCTCGAAAATTTTCTCGCTGACCTGTTCCAGCCACTCCATCGCCGCGTCAGTATCTCTCAGTACGGGATCCCTGAACTTGAGCTGGAACCAGCTCATGCTGGGGTTGGTTAAGTTAGATTGCAGAGACGCAGCGAGTGACTGCACTGCAAACACCGCGGTGCTGTCGTAAATATCCCTTCTGTGCCAGTCTACCTCATGCTCACTATTGAGTGACTGGTAGAAGTCACCCCGGAAGGGGAGCACGAACCGTTCAATCAGATCCCAGATCTGTTCAACGGATCCCCTTCGCTCGAGTTCGACTGCCTCGAAGCGTCTAATCAGTTGCTTGTTATCCATGGGCTTTTAGTCTCCGCCTGCCGATAGCAGGTTTGGCCTTGAATTTAGTCACGTTATCCGCCCGGGAGATGAGACTGCGCGACTCTCCCGCGCCTAACAACAGGTACTGCTGCGCCTCTGCCACATGAGAGTACATATTCTTATCCGGCTTGTCGACAAACTTCTCGTCACCACTGACCTGCATGCGGCGGTACTTGTAACCACCGGCGAGTGCTTTACGCAGCTGCCGGCACTCGGGGCTGAGCACCATTCTGGGCGTGCCGGCCATGGTCAACGTGGTCATGCATTTCGCTACCGACTCTCTTCGGAGTATGGGATCGTTAGATGGCGCCTTGATAATCGGGATCCCGGCTGTGCGTAATATGTTGATCGGCGTCTTCTCGTCCGTCTGTGCACGGTCATCGCCGGCGGGATCGCCCCACACCTTGAACTTCGCGTGTGCGTACTTCTCGCGCATGTGCGTGCCCATTACAT